TAAGAATTGAACCTGGCTCTACATTACCAACAAGTAAGTGGGCAGAATTAGGTGTATACCTAGAAGCCTACCAGATGGGTATTGTAGATAGAATAGAAGTGCTTAAGAAAAATCCAGAGATCTTCGACAAGGAAGGAATCTTATCTAGAATGGATGAAAAACAGAAATTAGTACAACAAATACAAGGCCTAGAAGGCCAGGTGAAAAATTTGCAAGGGGACTTGCAAACTGCCCGAAGGGAATCTGTAAGTGACAGAAAACGAGTCGAAGTTGAAAAAACCAAGACAAGACTTTCTGAAATCGTTTCAGATGCCAAAGCGGATAGAAGGGTTGAATCCAACAAAATGCAAAACAAGGTAAAGCTCGAAGCAGAGAGATTGAGGCGTGAAGCAGATCGCCTCGGTCAAGCTCTAAAAGCATAGAGATATCTTAGAAGGAGTTTAAGACGAATGTCAAACGAATCCGAGTTAATCAAAAATACTGTCGCCGAACAGGATACATCATTAGAACAGGAGGCCTATCAGGAATCTCCCGCTCAACCAGCGGAGGTTGCTGAAATGGTGCCTGAACAAGGACCAGACTGGGAAGGGGAAACAAGAAAGTTTCAATCAATGTATGATAGATCTCAATCAGAGGTTGATCGACTGAAAAAATTGGAGCCTATTGGAGACCTTCTTGAAAGTCGTCCAGATTTAGTTCAGGTATTGCAAGAAAAAATTGCAAACCCAAATGGTGGGTCAGAGCAAATGGCTCAACTGGACGAGAACGACTTTAACCCTTGGGATGCGTATTATAAGCCAGATTCGCCGTCGTATAAGCACCGAGTTGCGAAAGAGCAGGAGACCGTTGGGTCTGCTGTGAATCAAATTCGGAGCGAATTCGCACAGCGTGAGGCCGATACGCAACAACGACAATTCCTAAACGCTACCGTTAATGAGCTACGATCTAAATACAGCATGGATGACAGTCAGGTCTCCCAGTTTTTAGAATGGTCGGCGCAGCCAAAAGAGGCGGTGGGGTTAGGAAACCTCGTAAAATTATGGAAAGATGTCAAAGGAGCTCCAGTTCGTGGTAAAACATCAATTGATGCTGTGAAGGCAGTGCAACAAGTACCGCAGTCAGCGGGGGTATTGCAAGGTCAGCCAGCAGAAGTAGTCAGTGATGACGATAAAGTGTTTGACCGTGTTCTGTCAGCTTCTAAGCAAGGCAGACTCCCATAATATAAGAGGTTATTTTCCAAATTAAGGAGACATAATGGCTTATAAAATAGGTACAATGCTTTCGAGCAATGTAACTGAAGCAGCAACCACTGCTGGTGTAGGTCAGGCGCCCGATCAAAGACGATTATATGATTTCTCTGATCGTGTTGCAGAACTATCCCCTGAAGAATCACCGTTTTTTGTATACCTTTCTAAGGTAGCAAAAGCAGCTACGGACGACCCAATTTTCCGCTTCCTAGAAAACCGCACAAAGGTTGACTGGTCAAGCAGGAATTTTAGTCTTGCCGCTGCTGTAAATGGCGGTTCTGCGGTTAGCGCTGGAACGGCTTACTCTTTTGTTGTTGATGACGCTTCCTCAGCTAGTATTGACTGGCTGATAAAAGGAATGGTCTTTTCAGTAAATACCGTAGACTCAACCGCAGGTTGGGCACAGACACTCGTAAGAGTTGATAGTGCTGTTACCGACGCTGGTTCAACATCTACATTTACTGGAAGAATCATTGATGTTTCAAACGCAAATGTAAGTGGATACAATGTTCTTGCTGATAATGATCCCTGCCAAGTAGTTGGTACGGCATTCGCAGAAGGAACAGGATCACCAGACGCCTGGGCTAACGAAATTGAAGACGATTTTGGGTACACCCAAATCTTCAAAACCAGTGCAGAAATGTCGAATACATCTATTGCTACTCGCTATCGTGGATACGCTAGTGAATGGGATAGAATTTGGGCTCTTAAGCTTCGTGAACATAAAGTAGATATTGAGCGTGCCATGCTGTTTGGTCAGCGTGCACGGGTATCTAGCATCCAGTATACTGAAGGTATTGTGGGACACATTGTAAAAAATGCGAACCCAACTGCTGATGATTCGGCGCTTTCGTATTCGTCTGGAGCACCTTACTATCGTTCATCGACTGCCGCAGAGCTTACATACGACAGGTTCTTAAGTGATCTTGAAGTACTCTTCGATCCAGCTCGTGGCGGCTCCGCCGAGAAATTGGTTCTCGCAAGTCTTCCTGTAATTACCCAGCTTAATAAAGTTGGCGATTCAGGATTTCTTGATGTGTCTACAGCAAGCACCCAAATCCAACTTAATGCTCCTCTGGAGCAGAGAGAAGGAGCATTTGGTCATAAAGTAATGAATCTTGAAACTATTCATGGCGATCTTCACATTGTGAAGGAACCGCTATTCCGTGGCATTGCCAGTGGAATGATGTGTATGGTTGATATGGGTAAAGTTGCTTACCGACCTCTTGTTGGTAATGGTGTAAACCGTGACACTCAAATCGAAACCAATGTTCAGTCCGCAGACGAAGACCTTCGGAAAGATATGATTCTGACCGAAGCTGGTCTGGAAGTGACTCTTCCTGAAGCTCACGCACTCTATAACTTAGAAGGCGTATAGGAGTAGGTAATGAGATCTGCATATATTGAACAGAACAGTGGAGCTGGTGGGTATTTAGCACCATATCAGAGGATAACAGCAGCCGTGACTTTAACAGCAGTAGAAGATAGTGGGAAAGGCTTCTTGCTCGATTCCGCTGGTGGAGCGTATACAATTACGCTACCAACAGCTACGACAGCAGCAGAAGGCACAAACTACAAATTCTGGGTTGAAGAAAACACACCGACAGGGGCAATCACAATTGCCGCTGGAAGTGCAATTGTTTTCGGCAAGGTTAACGAAACTGAAGTGGATACTGGCGATGACAGTCCAGGTTCTAGTGCAGCTACGGGGGTATCAAATGTTATTTTGGGTACTTCCGCAATAAAAGGTGACTGGTTAGAGTTCACCTTTAGCAATGGAGCTTATTGGATGTTTGGTTCGTCAGCTGCCGATGGTGCAGTTACTACATCATAATCCGTAAGGATTACACCTTTTGGGTAGGTGGGGGATGGTCGTATAAAGGGCCGTCCCCAAAAGCCCTAAGATTTTTAAAAAGTTAAAATGGAGATAAGATGGCTATAAAATGTAAAGTTTTCATTCATGACACAAGCAATTTAGCAAGTGATGATGGTGATGATGATGGAAAGTTAGCAGAAGATGTTCAAGATTATGTGACTTCACATATTGGAACAGCAGATATTACGACTCAACTAAACATATCATCTACAATGATTGATAACGGAAGTCATGTTATGACATTAGTTTTATTAGAAAAAAACTAAGTTAACAATAACTAGGAGGCTAATATGCCTAAAGTTGGTAAGAAAAAGTTTCCCTATACAAAGAAGGGGAAACAGGCAGCAAAAAAATATGCCAAAAAAACTGGCAGAAAGATCAGTAAGAAGAGGTATTAATGGCTACTTTTGAAGCGCAAGTAGAGGGACTTACCAGTCTATCTATTGATGGTAGCAGTGCGCCTACTCAGACAGAACTAACTCAGTTCTTGACCGATGGGGCTAAAGAGATACTTACCGTATTGCCAAAAAACAAGAAAGCGATGTATACCACATCTAGCGCCTTGGATAATAGCACTACATATCTAACACTTGGTGGATCTGAGGTTTTAGGGGTTATGCGTGATGACGGAACTATAAATCAGCCATGTCGAAGAATTGCATCAACATTAAGCGGTAGAGCTCAGGATAGTGCGGAAATGATATACGGAACCTCAACAGATCCTGTTTGGTGGGTGGTAAATAATATATTAAGTATATTCCCCGAACCTGGAAGCTCTGGCGCCACTGTTCAAACATTAGCATATCCAGCTGTTGCATACGGTGACAGTTCTATAACAAAATTTCCAGACGAGGCTGAATATCTAGTTCCTATATATGCGTCTGTTAAGGCTATTCAGAACGCATTAGGTGCTAAGGCTGGGAATTCTGATATCACTACAGCATTAGGAGCATTAAAGCAATCTATTACTAATGCGGGGACTGAAATAGGATTGGCAAAAACAGAAGCCGCTGAAATAGCTGCTTATACAGATACTGCTAGCGGTAGCAACCTTGAAACCGCTGCTGATGGAATCGCTACGGCTGTAGCTAAGTTTCAAGCAGACGGCGGAGATCCAGCTTTGTTTGGTGATGAAACACAATATAAAACAGGTGATGGCTTAACAAGGGTTAATACTGCATTAGATGTTGCGATTAGCTATATAAATGGTAATTATCCAAACGCAGCTTATGATTTAGCCGCCAATCTAGCTGATGTCGATTCAGACCTTACAAGCGAGGACATAGAACTAGCTAGTGGTAGAATTAAACAGGCACAAACAACCTTGAGTGCTGTTCAGGCAGAAATTAACATAGCCCAAGCCCATATAGCAGATTGGAATGCTGCTGTCAATGCATTACAGTCTGAAATAAGTGGGTTCTCAAGTGAGGTTTCTTCAAGGGCTGCGTTAGTTAGTACAAAAGTTCAAGCGGTGCAATCTTATGCTGGTACTGCGAATGCATATCTATCTCAGGCTTCTGGTAATGCGGCTGAAATTCAGTCAAGACTGTCTGTGTTAACAACAGAATACACTTGGCTAGAAAAACAGCAGGCAAAACTTCAGGCGGACTACGATAAAGGCCTACAAATGGTAGCGGGCGCATAGAGATGGCTTTAACGGTAACAACACTAACAGAAGAAACAGCGTTTACTGAAGTGGCCTTAACTACTAGTACATCTTTTTCGACAACGGCACTAACGGCTTCAACAGATTTTGACATTGTAGGGTCTATTTGGGAAGACGCAGCTGAATTGCTTATTGGGAGTTGGGATGGCGCCACTTTAATTAACTGGGAAGACTTGGCTTGATATGGCTGTAAGAAGATTAACTGTAAAAAATATTATAAGCAGAGTGAGGCAGGCTTTTCCTCAAGTACCCGAAACCTATTTAATAAATTTGATTAACGACGCTCTTTTAGAGGCGGGTATGTATAGGACAAAGGTTGAATATGCAAAGGCAACCACAGTTGCTGATCAGATGTGGTATGACCTTTCTGATACGGGCTCATCTGTGGACATAAACAAAGTTTTTAGGGTAGACTTTATGGACTCCGCTGGAGACTATATAAAGATACCGAGACTGATCGATAATGAAATACTTAAAATGGATGTAACATAATGGCGAGCAATCATAAGCACCCAGAAAACGATATCGCTTGGTTTATTGTAGGCGATAAACTTGCAATAACGACAACAAAAGGCACAGACTCAACCAGCGTTCATTCAAAGTCTGGAGATTGGAAAGCAATTGATGAAGCTGTCACAAATGGGGTTTTAATACATTATTATGCAGAGCCGAACACCGTAGACTCTTTAGATGACTATCCAGATTTGGATAATTCGATGCACGCTAGTATTATAGAATATGTGAAGTCAAAACTCTACATAGATAAAGCAGGGACTTCAAACGATCCGAATACAGCAGCTACTGCAATGAATATGTCAATGGTCCACGAAAAGAGTTGGCGGGACAGCATGGTAAAATTTGGATCTAGACGCCGTGATAAGATTGGCGGAACAAGAGTCGTGAAAACATTTGATTTGAGATAATATGGCAACATTAACTGGACAAACAATTGCAAGTAGCTATAAGGACTTGCTGCAAGTATCAAACTCAAACAGCGGAGTGGACTCTACATTAAGGGTTGTCTCTGATGGTGAGGCCACTGATACTGTATTATATTTAAGCAGTTCCGATGCTCAAATAGGAACAAGCTCTAAGTTATACTTTAGAGATACTGGTCTATACATAGCCTCTAATGCTGATGGGGACTTAGACATTGTATCTGACGGAACGGCAATTGATTCCATCAATGTAGAATCTGCTGGGGGAATTACCTTAGATGCTGGAACAGCAGGTAGCGGGGTTGCCTATGAAGATGACGGAGATGAGATGCTTCGTATCTTCAATTCTTCCAGTGATGTTATTTTTCAGATAAAAAACGATTCCAAAGATTTAGTTGTACAGCAGTATGATGGATATGAAGTTGTAAGGTTCTCAGACACCCGTGGGCGTATGTACTTCTACGATGAGGGAGGGGAGTATATCCAGTCCGACGGTACGGATATGACGCTTGCTAGTGGTGCCGATATTGACCTTACAGCTACAAGCGATGTTAATATTCCAGCCGATGTTGGTCTAACATTTGGTCATGCATCAAATCAGAAGATTGAAGGGGATGGAACAGACCTCGCCATTGACGCTACTGGAAACATTAATGTTACTTCTACTGTCAATGAAGCGGCCTCAATATATCTTCGTGCAAACGCAGGTACTTCAGAGACTGTAAAAATCCATTCAGACCAGGGTACCTCTGTTACAGAAGGAGCCGAATCAGTAACGATACTGTCAGATGCTGGCGGTATTGGTGTTCGTTCAACTGCTAATTTAGCCAATGCTGTCAATATAACAGCTGACGGCGGAACCACATCTACTATACAAATATTCAACGATCAGGGAACCAGTGTAACAGAAGGTGCGTCTTCTGTACAGGTTCTCTCCGACGCTGGTGGAGTTGAATTAAAATCCACTGCAAACTTAGCAAAATCAATAAAGCTTATTGCAGATGGGGGAACCAGCGAAACAATTTATATACAATCAGATCAAGGTACGGGTGCGGCCTCGATAGAGCTCATATCAGACGCTGGGGGCGTAACCATATCTGCTGGGAATACGAGCCATGGAGTCAAGGTTGGTACTGTCAGTGGAGCACCAATTACAATCGGTCATACTACATCAGAAACTACTGTTGCTGACAATTTAAGCGTTACTGGAAATGCTGGTGTCACAGGTACGGTCACAGTTGGCTCTGATGGAAGCGGGACTGATGTAATCTTTTATTCTGGAACATCTGGCGATAACCTGACATGGGACGCCTCTGAGGAAGTCCTTAATATTACAGGAACAAACGGTCAGACCTCTTTAGATGTTCTAGATGGCGATATAAGAGTCGTAGACAAAATCTACTTCTATGATAGAGGTGGAGAGTATATGTCAAGTGACGGCTCTACCCTTACAGTCGCAGGCGCATTAACATTATCTGGTGCAGTTTCAATGGGCAGCACACTGGCAGTAACAGGTGTAATATCACCGACCACTCATATTGATATGCCAGACAGTGCAAACATTAAACTTGGCACTAGTGATGATATGCAGTTGTACCATGACGGATCGAACTCATACATAACTAATTCAACAGGCGCATTAAAGATTGCAACAGAATCGTCTGGAATTGCAATCACATTAGGACATGGTACTTCAGAAGTAACCGTTGCAGACAATCTTACTGTGACAGGCAACCTTACCGTATCGGGAACCACCACCACAGTTTCCAGTTCCACGCTAACGATTGGAGACAGTTTAATCAAGTTGGCCCAAGGATATACTGGAAGCGCATATGATCAGGGAGTTGTCTTTACCAGGGGAGATGGATCGAACAGCAACACTCAGAATATGGCATTCATATGGGACGAGTCTGCTGATACATTTGCAACTATTAAATCTGCTACGGAAGCAGGAACAACTTCAGGCAATGTCACCGTAACTGACTATGTTAATTTAAGAGCTGGGGCTATCACAGCGGATGATTCATCTACATTCACAGGTGGATTCGTTGTTGGTTCGGATGGTAGTGGAGCTGATGCAGTATTCTACTCAGGTACCAGTGGCGACAATATGACATGGGATGCCTCAGAAGAATGTTTAATTATTACAGGCACAGATGGTGCTCAATCATTAAAAATCGCAGATGGCGACCTTGTTGTTGTAGATAAATTATACATCTATGATGATGATGGCGGAGAATATATCTCTGGAAACGGAACCACAGCAACACTGACAGGTGCATGGGCATCTGCTAATATGACCATTACAGGTGGTGCGGTTAGTGGTATCACAGATATAGCCGTAGCTGATGGCGGTACAGGCGCAAGTACATTAACAGATGGTGGAATACTATTAGGTAGCGGAACAAGCGCTGTTACTGCAATGTCGGTACTTGGTGACGGTGTCGTGGTTGTTGGCGATGGAAGTGGCGATCCGACCACTATAACGGCTTTTACAGCCTCTGACGGCACATTAAAGCATGAGGTAGGCGGAATTGAAGCAGATATCTCTGCAATAGCCAAAGGCGGTGTCCTTTCAGGTACTGGAACAGGTACTATGGGAGTTAAGGCTGTGGGCACAAATGATTATCTTTTAACCGCTGACAGTTCTGCTGCTGGTGGTGTTAAATGGGCTGAAAATTCAGCTGCAACAAAAGGTTTTGCCGTCGCTATGGCGGTAGCACTATAGGAGAACAAAATGGCACAGGATTTTGAAAGTGCAGGAGTAAGAGTATCAAACTCAGAGACCGTGTTAAGAACGGCGAACAGCGATGATGCTGTAGTTGGTATTCGTGTTGCTAACATAACAACCGCAGCTGTAACAGTTGATGTTTATGTAGAACACAATGACGGAGGTGGTGATGATGATTACTACCTAGTTAAAGACGCTCCTGTCCCATCTGGTGGTTCATTAGAACTGATCGATGGGGGCTCAAAAATAATCCTTATGAGCGGAGATAGGCTTTTAGCTGAATGCGGTACAGCAAACGGTATTGATGCTTGGGTTTCAACTGTTGACGCAGTTAGTACATAGGATAATAAATGGCATATATAGGGAATAGTCCCGTACAAGATGAGACAGTAACCTCTGCTCAAATTGTTGACGGAGCGATTGTAGATGCAGATGTAAACTCTTCAGCTGCAATTGCATTCAGTAAGATGGCTAATCTTACAGCTAGTCGGGTATTGGTATCCGATGGTAGTGGCGATGTATCTGTATCTAATGTAACCTCCGCCGAAACTTTAATACTTGACGGTGGCACTTCTGCTACCTCAACCACCCTAGCCGCAGCTGACAGAGTTATTGTCAACGACAACGGCACCATGGTGCAGGTCGCACTATCTGATTTTGAAACATTCTTTGAAGGCGCTATTGATACATTATCATCAGCTATGACCTTTAGCTCTACTGTTACTGTAGGCTCAGACGGATCAGGGCAGGATGTAATATTCTATAGCGGTACCTCTGGTGATAATTTTACCTGGGACTCTTCTGAGGAATGCCTAACTATTACTGGTACCGATGGAGCGCAGGCTCTAAAGGTAGCTGACGGAGACTTGGTTGTTGTAGACAAGTTATATATATACGATAACGATGGTGGTGAATACCTATCAGGAGATGGTACTACTCTAACAATTACAGCAGGTGCTGCAAGCACAGTAAAGCTTGATGCTAACTCTAAAATCAGCCTATCGAATAATGATAGTGGTACTTCAAATACAATACTTGGAAAATCTGCTGGTGCGAGTTTAGATGCTGGTTCTAACTATAATGTATTTATAGGAGAAAATGTATCTGATGCTACCATGAATGATGCTACTAACAATGTTGGTGTTGGATATCAAGCATTAAGCGCATTGACTACTGGTGACAAAACTGTAGCAATCGGATATAATGCTGGAGTTGCAATTACCACTGGTGGTTCTAATACATTTGTTGGTAATGAGGCAGGAGAAGCAGCTACTGATACTGGAGATTTAGTTCTTATTGGTAAAGAAGCTGGTACAGCTATAAGTCATACTGATGCTAATGGTACAGTCTGTGTTGGATATGAATCGGGTAAATCTCTTGTAAGTGGGATAGGCAATGTAGCAATTGGAGCAAATGCCCTCGATGCAGAAGATGACGGTGATTTTAATACTGCTATAGGCCATCAAGCATTAACAGCGCAGACAGGAACGAGTGGAACTGTATCAAATACTGCTGTGGGGTATCAGGCTGGATTGGCAATTACAAAAGGAAGGTATAATACTATCATTGGGAAAGGTGCATTGGTAGCAGAAGATGTTGGAGATGAAACTACTGCCGTAGGTACTGATGCGTTAGGTTCGCAAAATTCTGATTCTGATAATGAAACTACTGGTAATACAGGAATCGGTAAAGATACTGGTTATCATAATGTAACTGGTACAAATAATACATTGATTGGTTATAAGGCTGGTCAAGGTGCAAGTGGAGAGAGCAACAGCAGGAACACCGCAGTAGGTGCGAATGCGTTGTTAGCAATTACCACAGGAGGTACGAATGTAGCAGTGGGCGATTCTGCCTTAAAAGCCAACACTTCTGCGTCAGATAACACAGCAGTTGGTCTAGCCGCTTTAGAGGCAAATAGTACAGGACATTCTAATGTAGCTGTGGGTGCTATTGCGGCCTTAACAAATACTACTGGCCAAAGAAATGTGGCCGTTGGTCATCAATCATTCAAATTGAATCAATCTGGTAGTTACAACACAGCAGTTGGTAGAAGTGCTTTGTTTAATAATACTACAGCACACTCTAATACTGCGATTGGCTATGAAGCTCTATATAATAACGATGAGGGTGCTAATAATACAGCTCTTGGTACAGGTGCTGGAGATGTAATTACAACTGGTAGTAATAATGTATGTATAGGAAAATCAACAGATACAACAGCTAATAATGGAGACAATCAAATAGTAATAGGTTATAATTTTACTGGTAATGGTGATACTAAAGTAAGTATTGGTAGTGATTCGGGATATGTTTGGAACGGGTATACATCTGATAATGCTTGGGCTCAGGTTTCTGATGTAAGACTTAAAAAGAACATTAATGATGATGAATTGGGTTTAGAATTTATTAATGAAATAAGACCAGTTACATTTAATTGGAAACCTCAATCAGAGGTTGACCCAGAATTTATTGAATGGTCTGCTAATAATAAAGGTGAAAAAGATACAGAAACTTTAGTCCACGGTCTTGTAGCTCAAGAAGTAAAAGCTGCTATGGATAAAGTTGGTAATACAACTTTTAATGGTTGGGAAGACACTATTGATGGACAAGCCGTTAAAAGAGAAATGTTTATTACACCACTTATAAAAGCAGTCCAAGAATTATCCCAGCAAGTAGAAGAATTGAAGAAGAAGGTAGGAGAATAATCAGTGCCATATATAGGTAGAGGACTAACCACTGGAGCCCAGTATCAAAAGCTGGATGACATTGCTATTAACAATGCCACCACTTTTACGATGCAGGTCAGCAGTGTTAATGTATCTCCCGATCAGAACCATCTTATACTGGTGGTCAATGGTGTTATACAGGAACCAGGGACTGGATTTACAGTCGCAGGATCTACCTGTACACTCGCCTCTGCAATCACTACATCTGGACACAGCGGTACAGATACCATATATGGGGTTATCGCAGGTGATGCCGCTTTCGCAGCCTATGATTCAATAGGAG